ATTTTAATGATTATTTAAAAAGGTGTTGGGAAAAAAATAAAAATTTAGAAACTAAAATCATAGTATCTAGCATTCATGGAGTAAAAGGAATGGAAGCTGACAAAGTAGTTCTAGGTGTTGAATGGGGATATTCTTTAAAAAGCTATTTAAGTGGAGATCAAAAAAAAGAGGATGAGGAAAATAGGATTGCTTACGTGGGAGTTACTAGATGTAAAAATAAATTATATCTTTTTGAAATTCCTGGTTATTATAGAAGCCCTTTTCCACCATTACAAAACTATGCCAATAATCCTACCCCTGATTATGAAAAGATAAAAGAGAAAAATTCTTTAGATTCTTTCCATAGGAGATATAGACCTGATTGGCCTGAAATTGAAAATCCAATAAACAATGACAGGAGATTATCATGAGTGATGTATATAAAAAACAAATTGGCGGAACACACTATCAGGAATTTAAAATTCAACCAAGTAAATTCGTAATTGAAAATGAGTTGCTATATCCAGAAGGATGCGTTATAAAATATATCTTGAGACATAGATTGAAAGGAAAAAGACAAGATTTAGAAAAAGCAAAACATTTTATTGATATGATTATAGAAAGAGATTATTCCGATGTATAAACCATTACCCAATAATTTAACAATCAATACTTCAAACATTCATGACTGTGGTATATTTGCTAAAGAAGATATTCCTGAACAAACTAATTTAGGTATGACTCATTTAGAATTAGGAAAACTTATTCTACGTACTCCTTTAGGTGGATTTCTTAATCATTCTGATACACCTAATTGTGTAAAATCGTCTTCCTTATTAACTCGTCAACAATGGAATCATTTAAATGATCTTCCTAATGAAAAATATAATCATGATTTTAAACAATGGAATTTAATTACAATAAAAAATATTAAAAAAGGAGAAGAACTTACATTAAAGTACACGTTCTATACCGTATGACACAACAACCACTGTTTACAGCACAAACCGAATGGTTTCCACCAGAAGAATTTCCAGATCTATCTAAATATGATGAAATTTCAATAGACCTAGAAACAAAAGATCCAGATTTAAAAACAAAAGGTTCTTCTTCTATGAGGGGTCAAGGAGACGTAGTCGGTATTGCAATTGCAGTGAAAAACTGGGCTGCATATTATCCAATTGCCCATGAGTCAGGGCCAAATATGGAAAGAAAAAAGGTTCTTGGTTGGTTTCAAGATGTTCTTAAAACAAAAGCAGATAAAATTTTTCACAATGCAATTTACGATATGTGTTGGATTCACAGGCTAGGGCTCACGGTCCACGGAACAATTGTTGATACAATGATTATGACTTCTTTAGTTAATGAAAATAGATTTAGATATGATTTAAATTCAGTTGCAAATGATTACACAGGTATGGGTAAGAATGAAAGCGCTTTACAAGAAGCAGCAAAAGAATGGGGTGTTGATCCAAAAGCAGAAATGTACAAACTTCCTGCAATGTATGTAGGTGAATATGCTGAACGTGATGCAGAGGTAACTTTAGCACTTTGGCAGGAACTTAAAAAAGAAATAGAATTTCAAGATCTACAATCAATTGTAGAATTAGAACAGAAAGTTTTTCCTTGTATTTTAGATATGAAGATAAAAGGTGTTAGAGTAAGTGAAGAACAGGTTGAAAATTTAGAATATAAACTTAAAAAAACTTATAACTCTCATATTGAAAGAATACATGATGATACTGGTATCTATCCTGAGGTATGGGCCGCAAAAAGTATTGAAGGTATTTGTAAAAAATTAAATATAGATGATTTTGACAGGACAGAAAAGACAAATAAACCTTCTTTCACGAAGAGTTATTTAAAGAAACATAAAAATCCTGTGTTAAGGAGTTTAAACTCGGCTAGAGAACTTGATAAATTAGCCAACACTTTTTTAAAATCTATTAAAAATTATGTCTATAAAGGTAGAATACACGCTGATATACATCAATTAAGAGGAGACTTTGGGGGTACTATTACAGGAAGATTATCTTATTCTAATCCTAACCTACAACAACTTCCTAATTATACTGATATCGGCATGGGTATTAGGTCTATTTTTTTACCTGAGGAGAGGCATAGATGGGGTTGTTTTGACTATTCTCAACAAGAACCCAGGCTGGTAGTACATTATGCTTTAGCAACTTTAGGAACTACAGGGGTAGCTAGTATTGCAGAGGAATATAATAAAGAAGGTAGCGACACAGATTTTCATAAAATGGTGGCTGATATTACAGGTATGCCAAGAAGAGAAGCTAAAACAATTAATCTTGGTTTATTTTATGGTATGGGTAAAGCAAGATTACAAGATCAATTAGGTGTAACTGAACGAAGAGCAAAAGAACTTTTAACTACTTACCATACTAAAGTTCCTTTTGTAAAACAACTTATATATCATACAATGGATCGAGCGCAGCAAAGAGGTTGGATTAGAACTATTCTAGGTAGAAGATGTAGATTTAACAAATGGGAACCTAGAACTTTTGGATTACATAAACCACAAACATTTGAAGAAGCATCTTTGGAACATGGAACATGGAATATTAAAAGAGCTTTTACATATAAAGCTCTAAATAAATTAATTCAAGGCTCTGCGGCTGATATGACCAAACAAGCAATGGTTAATTTACGAGAAGCTGGCATTACTCCAATGATCCAACTACACGATGAACTAAATATTTCTTTCGAAAATGAAGAACAAGCTGATGAAATTAAAGAAATTATGGAACAAGCAGTTCCTCTTAAAATTCCTAACAAAGTCGATTTTGAAGATGGTGAATGTTGGGGAGATATTATAAATAATAGAGAAGAGGCAATAGATGAAGATTTTTAAAAGAATTAAAGAACTATTATACATAAGAAATGAAGATAATAAAATTGAAATAGACGCAGAAATATATAATATACTATCCTTATAAAAATAAAAATGGAGGGAACCATGGAAACAATAAACAAACTAATAGCAAAAGTTATGTCTAATAGAAAAATACAAATTGGATTAGCTATTGTTGCAATATATATAATATACAGTCTAGTTAAATAGTCATGCCTTATGGCCTATTTAAATGCAAACATTCCTGTGCTCTATTCACAGATCAGGAGAGAATATCTCTATGACCTTAAAGAGCACCATGGAGAGGTGGAAGACTGCATTGTGTTTGGCCTGGCGTCGATTACAGGACGTCCTATACTCTTTCATGCTATTATGGAAAACGGTGCAGTATTCTATCGTTTACCTATTAGTGCCTTCATTCAAAGAGGCTATGACGCAAAAGAAGTTCCTCAATATAGACTTGATGAGCTGGAGCTTTGGAATTGTTTTAGCTATTATCCTGCTGTTACTTCTTTCGATATCCTAGACGGACAATCTGGAAAATATATTGGAAAAGATAAGAAGTGGCATCCCGGTGCCTATCTTTTTACAGTTGACTGGGCACATCCAGAGAGTAATATAGTAGATACGGATCATTCCGAAATACCGCACGAACACAAATGCGCACACATAATGGCGTTGGAAGACGGTAACTATGCAGCTCAGCCAAACAATAGAATTATATGGAGTATTCCTTCATTTACTGTTAAAGATGAAGTTCCATTTGATTGGAAAGTCCAAACTACTGAATGGAATGTAGAGGACAGCAGGAAATGGAAAACAGAAGATACCGATAGGTTCTTCTACGGAATTGAAGAAACCAAAGACGAAGAAGAGGAAAAATATTTAGCTGACGAAAAAGCCATGGCTGACTATGCAGACTCTTTTAAGGAGAAAAATGACTGAAAAATTTTGTAGAAAATGTAATAAAATCTGCCACTGTCCAAACGCCGAAGGTGAGTGCACTACTTGCGAATGTGGTAGTAGGGAAGAAGACTCTACCTATGAAGGTGGTGGTGTGGTAATAGACGACACGGGAGAATGTGAATCATGTCAATAATAAAAAAACTATTTTTAATAGTAGCACTCGTGGCTTTAAGTTCTTGCTCAATTGGGAAAAAATGTACTTATACACAAGACGGAACTAAAATTTCATCTTATGTATGGCTTACTAAAGAAGTACCAATAGATTTAAGTAAAAGTAATTGTAATTAATATGAATGATAAAATTATTACTGCACTCTTGGCTATTCTCATCGCACTTTCGGGCTGGAGTCTCACAACAACAGTCGGGCTTAAGTCAGATGTTGCAGTTCTTAAAGAAAAAGTATCGGGAGTTGAAAATGAAATTCAGGACTTTAAAAATTTTAAGGGCAAGAAGAAACGCAAGAAA